GTGGGTTTCTGAGTGTGAATCAGCGATTGCAGTTGAACCAGCTAGAAGTTGGTGAGGTGCGTGAGTCGTTGAACGGCAGGATGGAAGGATATTGGAAGCCTCGCAAGGGAGTTGTCGCTAGGACAGATTCTCTGACAAGCGGTGGTAGCCCACTTACGATTCCGTTCTTTCTGATTGATTCAGCTAAAAGCATCACTGCTGCGAGTGTTACTGCTGGCGTAGTTACGATTACGATTACTGGTCACGGGTTGACTGGCACGGCACTGGCTCGCGTAGCTGGGTTAGCTGGAGATGTCGAGATGAATGGTGACTTTCAGTTGACTGTAGCAAGCGTGGACACTATGACATATACGGTAGCTGGATTGACCTCCATCAGTGACCAGACTGGAACCTTATCAGGAACACCTATCAACGATGCTGCCAACGTCAACGTCAGAGCATCTTGCTTGTTCAGTGATCCAAACACAGGGAATGCAGAGAGCATTGTGCTGGCATTGGACACGAAGGCAATCTTGGTGGATCTGGATGGCTATACCACACAGGATATTGAATATCCAGAAGGTCAGTCCTTAACGGGAGACACAGAGATGATACAAGCGTTTGATCGTGTGTATCTGTTCCGTGGTGGATTCCAAGGATTTGAGTGGTTCCCTAATGGTCGTCAGATCGAGAGCGCAAGTCAGGCAGGAACAACTACTGTGACTATGCGTGTGCAAGACCACGGGTTGACCGTAGGAGATAGCATCGTAGTCAGTGGGCTTACTGGTGGCACTGAGCCGAATGGAACATTTGTAGTAGCATCAGTTACAAGCAAAGATACGTTCACCTATATTTTTACGACTTCACAGACTCAAACCTTTACGGTTACGAGCGGTGTGTTGAAGGCGGGATTTACGCTTGTTCCTGGAGGAACATACACGCAACCGCAGATATTTACTACTGTTGGAAATGATGGATCAGTATCTGGTGGCGTAGTAAGCCTCACAGTTACAGGGAATACAACGATTGTAGCTGGAGACACCATTGTCATCTACGAGACTACCGTCCCTGAGTTCAGTGCTATCTCTGGCAAGTCTTTCGAGGTGCTTAGTGCTACCACTACCAATATCTCCTTTATCGCCCCTGTGGCTGATTTAGCTTCACTTGGTGGTGGATTACAAGTTGAGTTCGGTGGACGCTTCAGCGAAGGTCTAGGATTCATCCATCAACCTGCTCCGCCATGGGGTGTTTACTTCCAGCGTAGATTATGGGTGCCATTTTACTACGCTCCAAGTGGAACGTATAATTCACCCGTCTATACAGATAGAAATATCACCGACGAGATTGCTGTGTCGGACATTTTAGATAGCCACACGTTTGACCAGATTGCCAATCAGTTCCGAATTACTGGCGGCACGGCAGATTACCTTGTAGCAATGCAAGGGTTTTACGACGACAAGCTAGTTGTCCTTAATCGCAATAGCTTGCACCTTATTAGCGGCACTACTGGGAGCTTAAATGACACCCGTGTGACTGCGTTGACTACCGAAGTAGGGTGCTTGGCTAAGAAAAGCGTTGTTATGAAAGGCAATGCTATGTTTTTTCTTTCGGATGAAGGTGTGTATGCTGTTGAGTTCTTAAATGACTACAACCTTCGCGGTGCAGATGAACCTATTTCTAAGAACATTCAGCCGTATATTGACAGAATCAACAAGAATCTAGCTGCCGAGGCAGTTGGAACTCTGTTTAATAACCGATATTACCTTGCTGTTGCGTTGGATTCTATTGCAGGAGCTAATGATGCTGTTGGAAATAACACAATTTTGATCTTCAACTTCCTAAACAAAGGATGGGAGTCTATAGATACGTTCGGTGCTGGTGATTTTATCATCAAAAACATAATTATTGGCAGTGCTGCCGAGCGAAATAGCATTTATGCCGTGACATCGCTAGGTGGAGTGCATGAATTAGAGGCTGTAGAAACATCCAATGACAGGTTAGTGTCCGCTGGCTTAGTAACTAGCTTCCCTATTGAGTCATCTTTGACAACTAGAGGCTACGCGCTAGGCAATCTTGACCGCAAACGCTTCACAGATGGGCAAGTTACCATGCAATGTGTCGATGGTGGTCTAGGTGAGTATGATATTTCCTTTGCCGCAGAAGATCCAGACAACAACCAGAGCATTGGCACAACAACCATGTTTCTTGACGGTGTAGTGCTTGGCACAGGATCTACCAACGAGGACGAAACAGGTAATATCCGCTTCCGTCTTGGTGGCATTAGAGGCTATCTAGGAACGCTAACCTTGACACGGACGATCGGCTCCCCTAAGATCACATCCATAAAAGTTACAGGGTCTGTAACAAACCGACAAATCATATCACAGAAATAATATGCCTGGAGTAGTAGAAACAACGCACACTTTTGCAACAAACGAGGTTATTACTAGCACGTTGATGAACAACATCATCGACCAAACGCTATTTACAAGCGATGCGTTGTCAGGAGGAACTCTTGCGTTGACCGCTGGCAAGATTAAAGTAGCTACATCTGGTATTACGTCTAATGAAATGGGCGTTAATTCGGTTACAACTAATGCAATAGCATCTTCATCAAGTGCCAATACGGGAGTCACATATGCCAAGATACAATATGTGGCCAACATGAAAGCATTAGGAAATGTTTCTGGTTCTCTCGGTGTTGTAGCAGAGGTTTCTATTCTTGATGAGGACAACATGGCAAGCGACAGTGCCACTTCATTAGCTACTCAGCAAAGCATCAAGGCTTATACTGACACTAAGTTTGCAGCAGTAATTACAAGAGGAACGGCAGTTGCTACAACTAGTGGAACAACTGTTGATTTTACATCTATACCATCAACAGTTAAGCGGATTACAGTAATGTTATCTGGGGTCAGCACAAATGGAACTAGTCCTGTTATTCTTCAACTTGGAGATTCTGGTGGATTTGAAATAACTGATTATTTAGGTAGTGCCGCAGAAGTGAGAGCAACTCCAGACTTAGATTTATTTACAACTGGTTTTGGATTATTACAATCTCCAGCCGCAGCTGATTTATTCTATGGTATTGCGACGATAACTAATCTATCTGGCAATGTGTGGGTCTACTCATTTACCGGTGGCAGTTCTACTATAGCAAATAATTACATTGGAGGCGGGAGCAAAACATTATCAGCAACACTAGACCGCATACGTCTTACTACTGTTGGCGGCGTAAATACTTTTGACGCAGGATCAATAAATATCATGTATGAGTAATCGTAAATGAATCCACACCTAGCCATAGCACTTAACCTTTATGAATCAAGAAACATCGACATCCAAAGCCTTATTGGTTGGCACTTGTGTCATGGTATTGTTGTTTCTACTCCATGTGCTTTCGCTATTGGATTCCACACCAATAGCAGAAATCTTGAAGAAGCTGTTGCGTTTGAAGAATCGGATACACTTTACGTTACTATGTGTTGTGGAAACATGCTTGATGCGCTTAAACCTTTCAAAAACAAATACAAATACATCGCTTTTCAGCGCGACTTCAAACAATCAAATCGCAATCGCTTGTTAAGCATGAAAACCTTTTACTCTAAACTACGATAAATTATGGGATCAGCACCAAAAGTCAAAGCTCCAAAAATGGATATCGGCACCGATATTAGTAGCTATGTTTCAGGCATGTCAGGCGCATTGCCACAAATTCTTTCTCAAGAGCAACAATTCCGTCCACAATTTCAAGGATTGAACCTTGGTGATATCCAATCTTTCTTGACTGGTGCAGGTGGACAGCAAGGAATCTTTGGTCTTAGTCGTGATGCCGCGCAACAAGCTGGCATGGGATTAGGTGAAGCTCGCCAAGCAGAACTTGGGCAGATGGCTGGACAAGCAGGATTAACCCGTGGGTTAATGCAAGCGTTGTCTCCTGAACAAGCTGGTGTAGTTCAAGGTTTCAGTAATGAAGCACAAAGGGCATTAGCAGCGTCTCAGATGATTAGTCCACAAGAACAGCGCGGATACCAACAAACATCCCGTGAGGGGGCCGCAGCAGCTGGCAGACTAGGTGGCAATGCAGCTATCGCATCTGAAATTATGGGGCGTGAGGATGTATTTGCTCGCAAGCGTGCTGAAGCAGCACAAGCAGGGCAAAACGCCTACAATGTTGCGCAAGGATTTTATACACAGCCTGGACTAGGATTACTTAGCAATGCTCCATTGTCATATCAACAAGGTCAGCAATTTATTAACACAGGTCTTGGCGCAATTGGTTCTGGCACTCCTCAGTTATTTGATACGTCTGTTGGACTTAACCTTGGTGCAGCACAACGATCTAACCAACTTGCTGCCGCATCTGCAAATGCACAAGCTAAAGCCGCGCAACAAGCTGCAATTATGGGATTGATTGGAGATTCTGCAAAAGCAGCCGCAACAGCATCTGCATCTGATCGAAGACTGAAAACTGACATTAAAAAAGTTGGTATGACAGACGCTGGTTTACCAGTGTATACCTACAAATATAAAGGAGACGATGTTACTCACATGGGTGTTATGGCTCAAGAAGTTGAGGAAGTGTTTCCTGAAGCTGTTGTGGAAATTAACGGATTCAAAGCAGTACATTACAATCTAATCAAATAATATGGCAGCTTACGGAAAAGGACAAATGCTAGGTTCAGGAATTAACCCTGAGTCATTCAAACAAGATTACAGTGGATTTGCTCGCGCTGCTGAGATTCAAGCTCAGGGATTGCAGAATCTTGGCGCAAGTATTGGCGGGGCTATTCAAAACTTCGGAGAAGCCAAGAAAGAGCAGAAGAAAGTCGATGCTTACAACAAGGCATCTGCTAAATCTATTGAAGCTGCGATTACTCTAGGTAAATCGTATGAAATCGGTGGAGTAGAAGAAACGTTAGCTCCATTCTTAAAATCATACAACGATCCTAATCTTAGTCCTATTGAGAAAGCTGCATTGCTGGATGAAGGCAAGGCGATGATTCCTAACGTGTTTGGTCGATTTGACAAGAGTCAGGCCGTGGCTATTGAGAATGCAAGGAATGCACCTCCACCACCTGCTCCGCTTGTATATGAGGACAAGCTATTAAAGACCAGTCAAGGTGATATTCTTGTAAAACAAGGAAGCGATGGTCAAATGTATGATCCAAAAACAAAGTATCCAATTTTTGATTTGCAAGCTTATGGTGAAGGGAAACCCCCAGAAGTTTATTCTGCTGGAGCAACTTCCGCTGCTGATTTTATTGATGGAGCATTGTATAATTTTCCAAACTTAGATGGCACTCCTGGATCAATGCCTCCAGTTGGCGATGTAAATCCACTTCTTCCACAGCTGACTCCTGAAGGTGCAGCTGCTATAAATGCTATATTAGCTGGTGGGCAATTAGCTCCACCAGTTGGAGAGCCTCCAGCAAGCATTGCGCGACCTCAGCAAGAACCACAATATACTCCTAGATATCTTGCGGCAGATGAAACAACTGCTAAAAATGTGGAAAGCTATCGTCCATTTACCCCAGAAGAAATAGCTCGTTATGGATCAGATGGGCAAGTAAGCTCAACTGGAAAAGTATATCCAATTAGACCCCCTTCTGGAACTGAGTTTACAACAAATCCAGATGGAAGCACAACTTATAGACAAGGTGCTGGAGTTGGTAGTACAGGCGGTTTAAACAAAGCTCCTACAACAGATTTGAAGGAAGGGGAAGTATTGGTAGCAGATCCAACTAGCCCAACTGGAACAAAAATAGTTCAAGTTCCATCTGAAGTAAGAGAAAAAGCTAAAATTGATTTTACTAGTTATGTTGAACAAATGACAGGTTCTTATGCAAAACTAGATGAGATTGGTAAAGCAGTTACAGGAGCTAGCTCAAATCCTCTTAATTACATTGAATCAACCAGTGTTGGGCAAGAACTTTCAAGAATGTTTGGTTCTGAGCCTCAAGTATTAAGGGATCAAATTAATACAATGCGGCCATCTATTATTAATGTGATTCGACAGGCTTCAGAAATGGGAGCTAAAGGACTAGATTCTGAGAAAGAACTAGTATTCTATCTAAGTGCATTAGGCGATCCTAAACTGCCAGTTGAAGCAAACATAAAGGCTTTGGAAGTTCTTGATAAAGTATATGGAACAGGAAAAGCAGTTTCATCTATGCTTAAAAATTACCCAGAATTAGCCAAGAAAGTTAACTCTTATAAACTTGCTCTGCCAAAAGCATCGAATGTTGCGCCAACTAGCGGATCAAGTAATATTTACGAAAAACACGGAGTCAAATGAGCGAATTAAAACAAAATAAAGCGGATATTGAAGATGAGTTTCGTAAAATTAACGAAACCAATAAAGTTATTGATCAAAAACTTGATGCTGCAAAAGCATCTGGAAATAATAGTGAATATGATTCTTTGCTAAATGATTTAAGATTAATGAAGGAACGAGAAGATTTCCTTCAAAATCAATACTCTGATATTGTAGAAGAAGAAAAAAAGCCAGAATTAGAAAGAATAAGAGGACTCAGAAAAGAAATTGAGAAGCCCTTTGTTACTCCTACGCCTAACTACATGGGCATGGGTGGAAGAGGTGGTGTTGGCATGCCCTACCCAATGTATAGCATGCCTTCTGTTGAGCAGCAACAAGCAAGAAAACGTGAAGCTATTGGCGAGCTTTTTAACTTGCCACCAAGCAAAGGTGCTGAAGCTGAAAAGCTACCAACTTCTTTAATGGCACAATTAGAAACGCTTTATGACCCAACAAGTAAAGCGCAACTTCTGAAAAATTACTTTGGAGAAGGAAATGTAAGCCCAATAGATGTTGCTGGAAATACTGAGTTCTTGATTACTCAACCTGATGGAAGTGTAAAAACTACATTGAATAAGGGAGTTGCAGAACTTGCAGGAGTAGCCGCTGAGATTCCTTCTACAGCAGCAGAGATTGCAACATTTTTAGGAACACTTGGGGTAACAAAAAGTCCTTTCGCGGCAGTAGGATTATCATCTGCTGCTGGTGCGGGAACAGGTGCGCTTATGGATGAAGGATTAAGATACGCTTATGGTCTTAAACCTGATATTGGCGGAACAATCGCAAGACGTGGAACTCAAGCTGTAATTGGTGCTGGCATTGGTGGTGTTACTGATGTAGCTATTCCAGCATTTAGAGCATCAAGAATAGGTGACGAGTTTGTTAATGAGTTTGCTAAAAACCTTGAGAGATCAGCAGAAAGCTTGATGGTTAGAGAGCAAAGATTGGCAGCTAAACAAGGTCGAGTAGCTGGTGAAGTGAATATCCCACTTGGTGCTAAACTAGCTGGCCCAGTAGGGTTAGAGGTTCAGTCTGAACTTGCTGGAAGATACCCGAAGTCTAATATCGCATCGTCTGCCCGCAAAACTCAAGAAACCTTGCTGCGACTATCGGACGATTGGAAAGCAAACATTCCAGCAAATCCAAATAACTACGCAGATATTGCAGCGCAAAAAGAAGCGCAAAAAAAAGCTTTGGCTCAACAGATTTCATCAGCAACTGGGCGAAATTCTAGACTTATTGAAGGGTCACTAGATCGCCAAACAAGAGGTGCGTTAAGTGATACTGATGAGCTAGGTAATATTTTGTTTTCATCTATTAAAAGCGCAGAAGATCAAGCTATAAAATCAACAAATGATCAATATACTTTATTGTCCGAAGTTGCAGACAATGCTGGATTTCAAGTAAATCCAACTAAATTTCTTGATGCTATATCTGCAATTAGAGAAAAAATCAATCCGTCTGGAGCATTTGACGAAAGTGCTATAAGAGGAGTTGAGAACAGACTCAAACAATTAAATAGACCGCTTAATTTTAGAGATTTTGACGATTACATTAAAGCATTTACCGATGCAAGACCTGAAAATGCTGTTGGAGGAACTACAAAAGATGTTTTTGGTATGCGTTTTTCTGAAGAACTATCAAAGCTCAGGAGAAACACTTACGATCAATTTAATGCAACAATGCCAGATGGGACAGTAAAAAATCTTGGCAACGAATTTCAACAAGCTACTGAACTAGTTCGTAAGAGAGGTGCATATGAAAAAAATCTTCTTGGCAATGTTCTTAAAGAAGCTGCTGGCGAGCAATCAAAATCACCAAGAGATATTGTAAGCGCAGTAATAAAAGAACCAGCTACAATTGAAAGAGTTGTTAAATCTCTTCGTGAGCTTGGACAGCGTGATCCTAGCAAAGCAGGAGAAGCTGATAGAATCCTTGGATTACTTCAATTGGAATACATGAATAAAATTGGCATTAAGCCAAGTTTGCGAGGAAAAGGTGCTAGAAGCGTTGATGTAAATGAGAACATGGTTAAAGCTCTTTTCGGAAATCAAGCTGATGCTCAATTAAGAGCAATTTCTGATTTGAACAATAATCTGAAAAATATTGGAGATCTTGGTTCTAGTAAATTAACAATAGAAGACTTACAACAAATGGGGAAACCTCTTTCTGAAGTTGAAAGAAGGTCTTTAGCAAAAACAATCGCCAAGAGGATTCAGGCAGAAAAAGAAGAAGACGCACTAACACGGTCAACTATATTCAGTCTTGCGCAAAAAGGAGACTTCAAAAATATTGACGCAGATGCGCTTTCCAAATCAATATTATCTCCATCAAGCACTATTAAAGATACTCAATATGCAATGTATCAACTAAGCAAATCATCGCTAGAGTCAAGAAATCTTTACAAAGGTGATTTTAGGCGAGAGCTTCTTGATGCTTATTCAGGTGGAGATCCAAATGCAAATGTTCCTTTTAGGGCAATTTTTGACACAAAGAGATTCATGAATGATTATCGACCTTCTAGTGGCAACGTAACTACATTCGCTAAAAAACTTCAAACTGTTCTTGGCAAAGAAGAAGCTGACTTCCTTTATGATTTGGCTGCTACAGCTGAAGCAAATGCTATTGCTGATGTTGCAAAAACAGGATCTACATTCAGGATGATTGGAAGTCCACAAGGCGCAACTGTAATCCTGCCAATTCAAAAGATGGTTGAATCTACTAGAAATAGATTCATAACCGCGATGCTTTCTTCTGGAATCAATAGTAACAGCCTTAAAACTGCGCTTGCACGAAACGCTATTCCTGGCAAGGCTAATGACGCATACAACCAAATGGCAAAGCAGATGTTTTTGACTAGAACTGGAGCAACAGCACTAGCACACCAAGCATCTAGTGATCCAGAGTTCTCTGCTGAATTAATTAACATGGCGAAACAATTTGACGAAAAACAAAACTTGTATTCAGAATAAAACTAAAGTTTACTTCTTTCAGCAAGACACAAACTTATGAGCGAAGAACAACTCCAGAAACTGAAAGACAATTACTACGATGATCGTCCTGACAAGAGCGAGTGGTTTCTTGAGGTAAGAGAACGTGCTAAGTTGCTGCCACGGAACAACATAGAACATTACGCGCCGCACAAGGCTGCATTAGCATTGTTTCTCTTATCTCAAGGAGCCAGAATTACTGAAATCTCTAAGAAAACTGGAGTTGGCAGGGAGACTATTCGCCAGCTAGAATGGCGGCATAACGACACCCTAGAGACAAAGCGCAAAGAGTTTTCCATGCGTTACGCTATTGCAGCGCAGGAATATACCGACTTGTTGTTTGAACGTGCTACACAACTGTTTGACGATCCTGATAGCCTTGCTAAAATCTCCCCTGAGAAGCTGGCAATCACTGTGGGCATTCTCACAGATAAAGCTGCACAGCTTACTGGCATGGCAACGACCGTTGTTGAGCATCGCAAAGGCGCAAGTCTTGATGATGCTGCAAAAATTATTTTTGAAGCAAAAGCAAGAATTGCAAACAAAATAAAAGAAAATGCAATCGACGTTAAATTTGTTGACGTTCCAAAAGAATCTTGATAAAAACAAGCGTCAACCAGATGTGTGGTCTAGTTGACGCTTTAACACGATACATAAATAAGTATGAAAAGTGCTGGAAAAAATAAGTCAGAACAACTGCTTGATGTCAACGATATATTTAAGTATTTGGATTATAACCCCGATTCTGGAATCTTTGTCTGGAAAGTGAAAACAAAAACAAGCAATATTGGTGATATCGCTGGTAATACAAATTGGCGTGGATACACATCAATCTGGATCAATGGTACGCAATACTATGCTCATAGATTGGCTTGGGCATTTTGTAATGGTTGCTTTCCTTGCGGAGATATTGACCATGTCAACGAAAACAAATCAGATAATAGGATTGCGAATCTAAGGACTGCAAGCCGCTCTCAAAACATGTTTAATCGAGGCAGGAATAAAAATAACACCTCTGGCATGAAAGGAGTGGCGTTCTGCAAGGCTACAGGCAAATGGCGAGCGCAAATAACAGTTGATAGAAAAAGCTTGAACATTGGGCGATTCAAGACGAAAGAAGAAGCAGCGAATGCCTATATAGTAAAAGCTCAAGAATTTAGAGGGGAGTTTGCAAAATGTTAAAATGGACAGAACACCCAGTCCTCCCTATTCCGACCGATGAGGAGATTTGCTTAATGACCCCAGAGGAATTGATGGAGATTCATCAAATCCGTGAGGAGGCTATTCGCAATGCTATTAAAGACCCGTTCCGATATGGTTGGAAATTCGAAAACTGGAGAAAGCTAGAAAAGTGCCTTGAGACTAGAAACGAGGCACTTATCAGTGGTGGGAATCGCTCATCAAAAACGCAGGTCGGTGCTTATTTTGTGGTAAAAGCCGCCATCGAAAATCCCAACTCTGACATATTCTGCTTTGCTCAGAATGCCGAAGTATCTATTCGACAGCAGCAAGCCGCCGTGTATGATTGGATGCCAGCCGAGTTTAAGAGCAAACAAACAAGTCAGAATACCTATCTATCTTACTCTAGGAAAAATGGATGGACTGATAATTCGTTGATTCTTCCGAATGGATCAAGGATTTCATTCAAGACGTATGCTGCATTTGCAAACAACCAGACCATCCTAGAAGGTGCAGAACTTGGGTCGAAGGAAGCAACATGGCTTAATATTGGCGCATGGTGTGATGAGATGCTTGGAGGTCCAGAGCTAGTTGACACGCTTAGGTTTAGGTTGGCAACAAGAAATAGCAAGATGATGCTAACGTTTACTCCAATCTTTGGATACACGGAGTTAATCAAGCAGTATCTTGATGGAGCAAAAGTTCTTGAAAGCAGAGAAGCCGAGCTTTTAGGTGGTGAAATTGTTCCGACAATACTTGAATGCAAAAACATCAAAGGAACAATTCATTACTTTCACTCGCAAGATAATCCTTTTGGTGGATACGAGCGCATTAAGCAAACACTTGCTGGCAAAACCAGAGAGGAAATCTTAATTAGGGCATACGGAATTCCAACCAAGTCTGCCGCTACAAAGTTTCCTAAGTTCAACAAGATCGTCAACGTGGTAGATCCAGAGAAGATTCCGACTCGCAACATCACAAGGTATCACATTATCGACCCAGCAGGATCTAAGAACTGGTTCATGTGCTGGATTGCAGTGGATGAGACTGGAACAATGTGGGTGTATCGTGAATGGCCTGGAGTGGACGTTGGTGACTGGGCTGAGTGGCGCGGTGGGAAGTGGATGCCTGGAGAGGGAGCCAAGGGGCAAGGATTTGGTATTCGTGACTACGTTGAGCTTATCGAAGAACTAGAAGGTGAAGATGAAATCTTTGAGCGGTTAATTGACCCCCGTCTTGGGGCTGCAAAGTATCAAGTGCAAGATGGATCATCCTCGATTATCGAAGATTTGAACGATGCCGGCATGGTTTGCATCCCTGCGCCTGGACTTGATATTGACGATGGATTGCAAGCTTTGATCGGGAAAATGGCATGGGATACAACTAAGCCGTTGGATGCTATCAATCGACCGCATTTTTACATCAGCTCTGACTGCGAGAACATCATCCAAGGCTTATCGGAATACACTGGAGAAGGTGGATTAAAGGAAGCTTGGAAGGATGTCATAGATGTTTTACGCTATGCTGCAATCTCAGGAATAGATCATGTTGACAATTCCGTAAGTTTAGCCACAATTCAAGGAGGTGGAGGTTACTAATATGAATACTAAAAAAGAAGCAAAGAAACGAGGACGACCAGCTAAGGTTGTTGAAGAAATAGTGCAAGACGTGCCAGAATCGCCATTGAAAGCGTTAATTGTAGGAGTTTGCAATAACCCGACATGGCTGAAAGCACGGATCGACGGATTCAGCGTCAACGTGAAATGTCCTGCGCAAATATCAAAAGGCTTGCTAGGAAAGCAAGTTGATGTTATTCTCGTCAATTCCGATCCTGAGGATTACTACCAATATACAGCATGAATGACATTCAACAAATCGAAGATGAATCCCTTGTCTACGTGGACAAGAAGCCTGATATTGGCGCATTATCCAATGCTTACGATACATGCTTAATTGACTTGGATTACTATTTTGAATCCTGCCTACGTTCTTATAACGACCGCAGAAACATCTGGGATGGTAAATCTGATGACCTACGCAAGAATGGAGCAAATGCTTTCCCGTGGCAAGGTGCATCCGACCAAGAAGTAAACGTAGTTGGCGAGCGTATCGACATGTATGTTGCGTTATTTGACCAAGCGTTAGCTCGATCACATATCAAAGCATTTCCAACTTCGATGGCAGCAATGCCAAAAGCAGCAGTGGTTTCTGGCTTCTTGAAATGGATGCGATCATCCTACATTCCTGACTTTAAGCGTCAGATGGAACTAGGTGGCAACTACCTCATGGAAAAAGGCATCATGGTTACCTACGTTGGCTGGAATCGTGAGAAGCGCACTTATTTGCAAAGCGTTAGTCTTGAGCAAATTCAACAAGCATCGCCTGATCTTGTCGAGTTGATTCTAAGCGAGCAAGACGATTTAATGTTGATTGAGTTGCTTCAAGAATCATTCCCTGATCTTTCTACTAAGCGAGCGAAGAAGGCAATCAAAGACCTGCGCAAGATGGGTGTTGCTGAAATTCCGCTCTCCCGCCAAACTGTTGACTGCCCTGTAGTTTATGCTTGCGCTCCCGATGGCGAAGTAATGTTCCCATCTTACATCTCAGATCCACAACGCGCACCATACATGTTCTGGCGAACATTCCTCACAGCTCAAGAGCTTGAGAAAAAGGTGACAAATGAAGGATGGGATAGGGATTGGGTGGATAACGCTATTGAAACTCTCCGTGGAAAAGATTCCATGTATCTCGATGGCGAGAAAGTAAAGACTCAAACTCGCTTGCCAATCACCGACGACAACGATCTTGTCATGGTAGTCTATGCGTATCAGCGTTTGATTGACGAAGAAGATGGTTCCGAGGGCATCTATTGCACCGTGTTCCATCCACAAACTCAAGGCTTTGCTAAACATGAGCTTCTGAACGGTTACGATGATTATCCATTTGTGGTAACTCGGTTAGCTAACGATCAGAAGCGGATGTATGAAGTGCAGACCTTCTCTGACATTCTCCGTGGTCCTCAGATGCAAATTAAGACAGAGCGTGACAGTCGAATTGACCGTGCGTCTTTGGCAACATTGCCTCCGATTATGCACCCTGCTGGTCGCCCACCATCTGATTGGGGGCCTGGACGCAGAGTGCCATATCGCCGACTAGGTGAAATCGCATTTGGCCCTATTCCACCTCGCGATGACGGCTCAGTAGAAAGCGAGCTTTCCATGCGTGGACAAGCAGACCGTGCTATTGGACTTGATCTTACAAATCCTCTATCATCGGCACGCCAACAGTATTACATTGGCAAGTTCCTAGACCACGTTAAAGATGTGCTTACAATGGCATGGAAGCTGTATCAACGCATGGGTCCTGATGAAATCTTCTTCCAAGTTACAGGGAATCCTAATCCCCAAGTAATGACCAAGGGTAGCCCTGATGAAAACTATTCAATCATGGTATCATTTGACTCCTTAGCAAGTGATCCAGAAACAGCAGAGACTCAGTTGAAGAACATGGTTCAGTTGGTTCAGTTGGATCGTAATGGAATCATGGATGTGAATAAGCTCCTTGAGTTTGCTGCCTCCTCGATCAATCCAATCTTTGCGGATTACGTTCTGCAACCAGCGGAAGAGGCACAGCAGAAGGTTCAGAAGAACGTCACAGATGACCTTGCTAAGATTTTTGCTGGCATCGAAGTTCCCGCTCAACCTAATGGCGCACAGATTGCAATGCAGATGGTGCAGGCTTACGTCCAGCAGCCCGATGTTGCGGCTAGGGCGCAGTCTGACGAGGCTTTTGCCGCTCGCTTGCAGAAGTATGCCAGCCAGTATCAATTCCAGCTACAACAGGCGCAGAACGCTGAGATTGGACGTATCGGAACAGCACCAGCTGAAATGGGTGGAATGACAACTCAAGGAATGGAACAATAATCCCCTCAACAACAATAAACTAAAATAACAATATGCCAGCTAAAAGAAAAGAATACGATATTACAAAAAATCCAGCTTATATTACTGGAATGATGATAGCCGAAAAAAGAAAACAAATAGAAAAACAAGCAGATCAACTAGCAAAAGAAGCTACAAAAAATCCTTCTTTGAATCCTGCGGGTAAAGCTGTGTTTGAAGGGTATCGTACTATTTTTGATCGCCCAGCAGTAAGACTGCTCCCCGATCCTAGCGCATCAGCACGTGGTGCAAAAGCTCGAAAATCTCGCGAGCCTAAACTTCAGCAATCCTCGTCGCCTTCTCGATCTCAGCTTCTAAAAACTCGCGGGACTCAATCATCTGCTATTCGCAAGATAATCAAATAATATGAAGCAAGGACTCTATTCAAATATTGCCGCAAAACGCAAACGCATCGCAGCAGGTAGCGGAGAAAAGATGAACAAAGTTGGCAGCAAGAAAGCACCAACTGCAAAAGACTTTCGCGAATCAGCTAAAACCGCCAAGAAGAAGTAATGGACAAGAGATTCAAAAAGATCGTCACCAATCCAGCTACTGGTCGTAAAAAGACCATCAAGTATGGGCAAGCAGGTAAAGCCGCAGACGGTGGGGATCGTATTCGTCCTGGCACTGCCAAAGGCTCAAGTTATTGCGCTAGAAGCTACGGCATCAAAAAACGCTTGCCAGAAGCCCAGCAAAATAATCCTAATACACCCAACAACTTAAGTCGGAAAAAATGGAAATGCAGCGGAAGCAAATCAATGAAATAACTCTATGAAAAAAACTAAATCATGCGGCAATGATCGCGAAAAAATGGGACGTAAAGGCAAAGGCAAAGGTTACGTTGAAATTGAAATCAAGATGGGCAAAATGCCTAAGAAATCACCTAAGCGAAAATGACGCAACTACCCAAACCAACAATTGTTCAAGCTGTTGAAGCTCTATCCGATCGCGACGAGTTCAAAGCAATTATCCAATTCATCCGAGATGAGCGCGAGCGTTTCTTTGGTGACTTGCGCCAGTGCGTAGAGCCAAACGAGGTTATGAAAATTGTCGGCAGTGTTTCTACTCTGGACGAGCTTTTGACTCTATTGAAAAAAGAAGATTCACATTAACTCTAGTTTAATGTTGCAGAGTCCGCTGGGGGGATGTTCTTGCAGATTTCTTTTTACTTCTAATCTTCTGGATGTAATTTGAATGACCTCATCTAGTCTTTCTATCTCATCAAGAAGTTCTTTTTTAGTCATCTTTTTGAGCGATTTCCAACCAACCTTTTGTGGTCTTAAATCATAATGGTTTTGACTCGTGTTCATTTTATTTTTAATTATTGCAAGAATGATACTTAATATAGTTGACATTCGTCGCTATTCTGCTTTTATTTTCTCGCTGTGTGTTTTCAGCGTTCTGTGTTCCAAGAACCCGTAGGGAAATTTAATCTCTACGGGTTTCTTGTCTCTGTAAATCACTCGTATAAAACAACTGTTTTCAGTCCGTAGTATTGCGCGTTTACATAGCTTGGATCAAGCGGATGAGCATCATTGTGAGTTAGTTTTTTGTCACGATACTCGTAAGCGTTGATTACTTCCTCAACGTAGTCGCTGCCGATCTCCAGTTCCTTCTGCTGCCATTCCTCGCAACGCTCTAGCACGGTTTGCGCAATGGTTTCATCGCTGTATGCCATGGCTGGTTCTTCGTCGGCGAATAGGATCGTGATTTTTCGGTAGGTTCTCATTTTGTTTCGGTGGTTAGTTTCTTCGCTACAGCAATCGCTCTGGTAAGCCGTGGATGCATCATGCTCGCGCCTTCGTGTCTGCCGATCTCGTCGGTCAAGTTCCGCAGTGCGGTCATCGCCTCATTTAGCTCTCGCTCTAGTTGCTTGCTTTTAGCTTCATGTTCCATCGACTCAAAATGTCGTGCATTGGATGAACTTATCGCCGCCGTTAAACTCGCATTTAGATTATTGCGCTCTGATGTCACCTCGTTTAGCTCTCGCTCTAGTTGGCGTGCGAGATTCGCCATTCGTAACGCTTTTGTGTCCCAGTTGCCGTCATGACTAAGCGCATTATCCGTCCTCGGTGTGTCTGATTCTGTGTTCATTAATCTTTTGGTTTGTAGTTTGAAAATGTTTCCCATGTAGCAAGCAATCGCGGAATAACTGCAATCGCTTTTTCAATGTCAGAACTAAGTGAGTAATTTTTCACCTCCAGCCATGTGCCGTCATTAGCCTCTCCGCAAAGCTCAATCTCAAAAGATTCATTGTCGTCGTGTTTGTAGTAGTTTACACAAACCTGCATACCCTCTTTGTCGTCGTTGCAACTGCACCGCGTTGGGGTGTTGTATCGCTTGTAAAAGCAGCGTGCATGTGGTTTGAATCGGTTTGGATATTCTGTCCATCCTTCGTTTTTTAGGTGTTGTATTGCGTTCATTTTGTTTTGGTTCTGTAGGATTTCCAGTTGCATGAGAGAATTATTCCGTCCTCCTCGATCCGGTTGATGACCGATTTACCCATGCGGTCGGTGAATTGCTGTATGTCAACATTTCCGATCAATATCGTCGGACGCAATCTCTGGTATCGTTTGTCCATGATCGCTGTGATTTTCAGATCCTCGAACGCGCTGCCGGTAGATACGTTGATCTCGTCGATGACCAGCAACGCCGCATTTTCATATTCCTTCATCAAATCCCACTCGGTTTTTTTCGATGTCGGCGAATAGGTGCTGCGCAGCTCCAGGAAGATGTCCATGGCGGTGCGGTAGATTGCTGGTCGCTCAAATCGTTTCGAAAATCCGTTCTCGGTCGTGAGCTTGTTGACGTTAGTCAAACGGACGTTTCGGGAGATTTGCCAAGCCATCTGAGTCTTGCCAGTCCCGCGCCCACCGATGAGTGCCACAATTGCGCACGCATTAGCCACTTCTAGGGCTTTTTCGTAAGTTTTAGTCCATTCATCCCCCACGAGGTCAATCTGCGCTCTGTGACGCTCTGGGAAGTCAATGTGAGATGATATGGTTTGCTTGTTGCATTCGCGCGGCTTTGTGTCGGCGATGTAACTTTTTCGGCTCGCCTCCCATTCCTCAT